TATAGTTAGTAAGAGATAGCCTATTTGTGCCATCAACTCCGCTTTCCCCGAAAGTTTGGTAGTCATTTTGTGCCAAAATTTATCCTTTTTTCTATGTGTATTGTATCGAAACCCCAAACGGCGCTAAATTTACTAGATTTTGCGAGATGAGTGCTTCTTGTATTAAATTTAAAGATCCCAGAAAGTTAACGACACAGGTCATATCCTGATTGTCTGTAATAGTAGCTGGTGCACCAAACAGATTTAAAATTTTATATGCAGTTGCGGCAGTGCCATCGAAATTATTTTGAGCGATTTTAAGTATCAATAAAAATCTGTAATCGGAATCATCTAGAGTTGATATTGTAATCACAGAAGCAAAATCATCATACCAAACACCAGTGTCCCACCCACCATATAAAAGTATATCCCACTCCACGGGTAATAATTGGATTGGAACTTGCATTACTCTTGACTGCCCTATCCACCTGCCGAGTATGTCGAGCATATAATCCGTTGTGGTGTTTATATTCAGATCGAGCGATAATTGCTCTATATCGTCAAACGGTTGCGTTAGCCCGCTTACAATCGCTAAGAAATTAGGCTTTTGATGCTCTGATGTTATGTAACTTGTATATTGATTCATCACGCTATACTTATTACTACATTACTGACAGCAAGTGCCGCTGCTTGATTAAACGCCACTACGATATCCGCTGTGCCAAGAGAGCCAGACAATAAACCAATCTGCAAAGATGTAATATTATAAGTTTGTCCGAGCGCTGATCCGCTTAAGTATGCCACAGTATAAAGTTTGCTGTACGAAACATCATCGCCGATATTTAGACCGCTTATGAAAGTCGAGAGAGCAGTTTGTATCGCCGTAAGTGTTGAGCTTATGTATCCCGTCAACGGGTGTATCGTAATCGCCATTTTTAAGTTATTATAAATTAACACGGAAAAGCTTGTTTGTTGTGATATACCCATTGAGTCAGTTGTCGTAAAGGTGTTTGTTCCGTTCGTGAGACACCCCATTGTCTTTCTTAGTGCGATTTGATTTGCTATAGTCTGACCATCGCCACCTTCAACAATCGCAGTTATAGAGTGAGCAGGCAAGCCGTTGGTATCGACTGCCCCAGTCGCATTCTCATATACTTTTACCCTCGTAACGCCTAATACAGATAACAATCCGCCATTAAGCCCTCCGATAGCCGTAATAGATGGCAAAGCAGTTGATATTGATTGTCTTTGTCTTAGTAGATAGTCGCTCTCTGCGTCCATTCCTGTAGTCGCTGCGTTTACATTATTGACTGTTGACCAGCCAAAAATAGGAGTATTAATCTGATTGATTGTATTTGCTAAAGCTGTTACCGCCCCCGCTGTTACGCACGTTGCAAGAAGTAACGCCGTGCCTGTGCTATCAAGTACGCCGCTTGCTATATCCCAAGTATTACCATTTGCGTCCTTAACTGATGCTCCACTGATTACCGTGCCAACTGTTCCCGTTAATGTTAATGTAGCCATTGAATACGTTGCAGGGTGGCGAGATATTCCATTGACCAAAACTTCATTCGAAAGCTGAACGCCTTGCGCATAAGTCGGGGATAATGAATTAATGACCGCCGCGAAAGTTTGATTATTGTCATACATCGCAGTTGCGAAAATTGCAAGAAGTTGTAAATCTTTACTATCTGGCTCTAAATAAACATCCGCTGGAAAAACGCTAGTAAATAAATTTTGAACATATGCAAGGGTAGTCGGATAGTCTGCATAATTCCAACCTGATGCGTCAAGCGTTGCTAAAACTCCCATTAAAAGACCCCCGTGATATCGGCTGTGCCGTAAATTGTCGATATTGTAGCACTAACTACGTAGCTTCTATCATTTCCGTTGTAGACGCCTTGAAAATCCATAATGCTATCCACGCCCTGCGTCTCTAAAATGCGCTTTTTGATCAGCTGATCGATAGTGTCTTGTGTGTATTTTCCTAGCATCCCCGACATATACGGCGTGCCGTCGGTAATATCAAGAAACCACTCGCCCTCCCATAACTTAAAACGAGTCTGTACAGCTTGAACGACTGCATCTGCGCTGTTTTGAAAATAACTTGATAACCCGCCGCCGAAGACATAATCTCCATTCGCGTCTTGTTTTCTGTATGTCATTAATTTGGTACTCCTGTAATTCCGCCACCTGTTTGCACGCCCGAGTGAGTATGTGCTATGCTGCTTTTTCCGCCGAAGATTACATCTGTTTTACCCGTAACCGTTGGCGCTGTTACTGATACCGAGGACGTAACTGCACCGTCAACTTGTAACGTTCCCGTTATATGTGTGTTCGCTGCTGTAATTGTAACCGACCCATTCGTTAGGCCTATTTTTGTAGTGCCATCAAACGTGCGAACTTCAACAGATGCCGTTGAGTAGTTTGGAATAATACGAGGCTGACTGTTAAACCCTATTATCGCCATTCCGTCGCTCAAATCGTGCATTCGTTGTTCTGCCTGCGGTTGTACCCCACCAGCTGACCACCAGCCATCTATGCAGCGAGAAGAAAAAACAATTAAACACTCGCTCCCTTCTAAGTTTGGCATAGTAACAACAAAGCCCGAACCGCCGAAGCTTTGAAACGGAACATCTACCAAAACGGGCAGATTCACATCGGATATATAGCCATCATCATCCGTTATTTTTCCCATAATTGTTGGCTGTGCTGTAAGCGTTTGTTTTAGATAATTAACCGTCAATATCTTAGCAGGCAACGCTGTCCAAAGCTTCGCCTGTACACCCTCGATTGCACTTCTTAGTGTTTCTTGTTCATCGTTGAGTCGTTCTTTTGCGTGTATCATATTATCGCCTTTTTCTTCTTACTCTTTTTTTTGCCCTTTGCTACCTTTTTAATCGTTGCATCTACATCAAGACAAACTATCTCACTGTACCAATCCGTGCCGTAAGTATCTCCCACAAAGCTCGCACCGATAATTTTATAAGACCCATCTTTTGCAACTAAAGCGAGTTTATCTGTATCCGCACCGTCCACGGGCGGGTTTTTGCTTGTATCCGCTTTCTTTAACTGTATTTTAGCCAAGGCAACATCCGCCTCGTTAATTATGACGTGCGCGCCTATCTTTAACATCGGGTTAAGCAAAGCTTTCGCATTAATTCCCTTTGTCGATTGTTCAGCCCCGCCGATTAGCCCACTTTTAGAGTTTAATACAACGGCCTGATTTGGGAGTAATGATATCTTGCCGAGTATTTGTAGCTGTCCGTCTTGTATGCTCCAATCTTGCTCGTTGGAATATGCCGAAGTTCTCAAAACGTCTTTAGCGTGTCCGTACATAACTTTCCCGCGCGGTAATTTCTGCCCTGCTGTGTCGATATGACCAACGCCGATACCCATCGCTTTTGATGCTGCGGCGATATGGTCGCTCTGAGAGCTTCCCGCACCTAACGTTATATTCATTATCGCACTGTTATAAGCTTGATCGCCATCGCTTGCAGATATTTCCACGTATGTGTCTGTTCCAACTTCACGGCCTCTTTTACTTTGTGTGATTTCGCCGTCAAATATTACGCCATAGTGGTCTGTATATCCCGCTTGCAATGTTACCCGTGTAAACTCGTCTATAATTTGATTTTCTGTCTCTTGCGCTAAATTATAAATCTTTATTTGCGCTTGATTTGGCGTTTCGTTTTCTGTCTTTCTTATCTCAAACGAAATTCTAAGTTTTGACAAATCGAGTGCATCGCCTTTTCCAGAAACTATCAAACTACAATATCTCATCCATTGCTGCATATTAAATATCCGTTACAAAATAAAGATTTGCGTTAGTGCCGAGATTGTCATAGGCTGGCACGTCTTGACTGCCCGTATTTATAACATATAAGCTACCACCGAAGCCGAGGTTAGCGTGCGGCTCTAGCAGATCTCTTCCAGTTGTCAGTGGAATATTACCAATTAATGGATTACTATCCACATCTGCAATATCAAGCACCCAGCCCTGCTTTTCGTTCCATTTTGAAGTCAAATTATAATTTACCCCATTTATCGGAATAGAAAAAGTCTGTGGGATATTAGTCAGTGGTATTTGAGATACTGTCATAATGTCATTTTCCTGTAAAAAAGTTTGTAACTGCATCTGTGGCTTTGTCTAATAGAGAATTATTCGGATCAATCGGCTTCTCTGCTAGAATAGCTTTAGTTGCCTTTGACCCTGTCTTTGCAGTGCCGCCCGTTTTCTTTGCGTTCTTATGCTTTGCCCTCGGCGGGACATTTGTAACTACAACATCAACTATTATAACCTCTCTCAACTCCCCTGCTATTGATAACACATTTTCTGTATGTTGGTCAGTTGTAGAGCTTAAAGACATCAACTGCATATTGTTGTAGATACGCTTTGGAGTCATCACGTCAAAAAGAATCGTGTTTGCTTGTAGATCTAAAAGCTTTTGATAAGTTGTACTCAAATCTGACGTGTTTCCAGCTTTAAACATCATAGAAAGTTTTAAAGATATAGGCTTTCTATATTTATGGTCGCTTATTGATGCGCCTTGCTGTACGGGATGCGCTGTAACTTCCCAGCTGTCGATTGTATTCTCACTTACGACTAAATCAGGAATAATATTTCCTAAAAGTCTCCCACCTTGTGGGATAATACTAGCCATTATCTCGCCCTCGCTGTCATATTTCGCGTCATTTGTGCGTTGACGTGCGTTTGTTGCGCCGCCACTGCTTGCGCTGTCACTTGTGGACTTTGTGCGCCGTTTACGTGTATCGTTGTGTTCTGATTTGCCGTTACATTTCTAGCCGCTGCATCTGTGCCGAGTGGTTTTGCGTTCAAAAAAGGAGCTATTACGTTATTTATTGAACCGCCATTAATAGTTTTGTTAATTTTATGAACTTCGTTAGTAATGGTTTTATTAATCTTTTGCACCGATGCGAGCGGCTTTGTACTGTTGGCTGTTGGAGCTTCACTCGTAATAGACCCCTCGATCTTATGTACGGTATTTCCTATTATTCCCGCAATTTTACTTGTAAAACCCGATATCATCGCCCACTTTTGTGCGAACCAATCGAAGAATGAGCTAAACCATTTTTTAACTACATCCCACTTTTTAACTAAAGTTTCTCCCGACTTGATTAATTGTTCTATGGCAGAAGATCCTAAAATCATAGACCAAGCTTTTTTAATCCAAGTAAAAAACGCGCTAAACCATTTTTTGACTACATCCCAGTGTTTAACGAGTTCATAGCCAGCAAAAATAAGCGCAGAAATAGCAATAATAATTAATCCAATAGGATTCATTGTCATAACTACATTAAACGCCATTTGAGCCGCCGCCGCAACCTTAGACGCAACCGCCCAAGCCATAAATAAGCCTTTTGTAATTATTATAGATGCGCCAAGCAACCCTAAACCAACGACCACCGATTTAATTGCCGTTCCTGTGTTGCTTCCCCAATCAATAGCACTCTTGCCGCCCTCTTCCCACGTTTTCCAATCGTCATACAGCAACAATAACGCCGCACCAAGAGCGATGATCAAGCCTAACGGCGAAATAAGGAAGGATAAGTTAAAAGCTTTCCACGCAACAGTTAAAGCGATAATCTTAAATAGCCAGCCGTGCGTTTCATCATTTGCTTTCATAATAATATCAATAACGGGCTTGATTAATTCGCCCATCATTTGGAACGCCCGACCCGTAAGTCTTGCAACAGCTGAACCGATAGATACAACAGCTTCCAAAATCGGCTGCAATGCGTCCTCGATTTGTTTTGCGTTATCCATTATGAAATGACGCGCGTTCTCAATTGCTTTCGTTACATTTTCTATACCTGCCTGAATGCCCGGCATCATACGAACGGCGATTGCTTCGCGCATTTTATCAAATAGCATTTTTACAAGATTAATTTCTGTTTGCATTCCGCGCCAAGCACTGCTGAACTGCTTTGACTGTGCTATTGCTTTTGTTAAGTCGAATCCTGTCGCCTCGTCGATATTCTTAAGCTCCGAAGATATTTTTGCAGTCGTGCCGAAAGCATCGTTAAACATTTTTAGGAGTTTTGGATCGAGTCCTAGTTTTTCCATAATACGCAGTTGCTGAGCACGGCCGAGCCCAGCCATTTTTACTTTTAGATCTTCCATAACATCGGTTGAAGATCGCATTTGACCGCTTGCATCTGTTACCGCTATTCCGAGTTTTTCAAAAACTATTTTAGCCCGACCGATTCCCATCGCCGCATCTGCTACGTTACCCGCAAAGTTTTTTAGTGATGTGACAGTGTCCTCTGATTTTATTCCCATAATTGTAGCAGTATCGATAAATTCCTCGACAGCATCAGTGGAGGCGTTGAGTTGTTTTGCTAATAAAGAAAGTTGCACGTTTTCAGCTGCGATTTCTTGAACGCTATGCACAACTTCGACAGCAACCGCCGCCATAGCCGCGCCAAACCCTGCGATACGAATAGCGGCAGAGTCTAATCCGCCCATAAACTTAGAAAGGGAGTGTTCATCTACGTTGAAGCCGAGTTTAACTAAAAATTCTTGTATTGCTTCTGCGCCCATTTTATTCCCTTTCTAATGATTCACTGTATCTTCGCTCATTTTCGTTTTTAACGTCTATAGCATCGTTCATTGCAAGTATATCCTCTAAATCAAGAGTGCCATCTTTAAGACTTTCATATTTGCACATACCGGCGAGAACAGGGCGCATTAAAACGTCCATCCCATCGCCTACTTCGATATATGTTACGCTTGTTTCATCTCGCCTGATATCAAGCTCTCTACGTTTCCCAAAAAACCGAAATTCTCCATCGCTGAAGCTTTTGCAAGTTGAAGTAGATCGAGCATATCAATATCCTGATAAGCGATTGCACCGTTTACGATTACATTCGACCATACGCCTGATTTGCCGCCATCTTTGCGCTTCACACCGTCAAGTAATCCGATTAAGACATACTCGAAGTCTTCATCTTTGATACTTCCGATATTGTTAAAGATTGATTCTATCTTTTCCCCGCCTGCAAGGATAGGCAAAACGCGTCTTGCAATTTGCATTTGCTTAATCGCCGAAGGAATTTTTGCGACTGAGTATGAAATACCGTTTAAAGTTAAATCACACGCCATATTAGTAAGCTCCTAGTGTTGGAGAAGTTCTTCCGCAGTCGAAAGTCCAAGAAATGCTTTTTGCCGCCAATGCATACTCTAAGTTTGGAGTTTTCTTAAATGCGCATTGTGTTAAGTTTATGATCTCTCCCGTTTGCAGAATTGAAACCGTGATTACATTATCGCCCCAATTAGCAGAAGATGCACTTTGAGCGTTATACATAGACATAAGCAACGCATTCACTGGGCTTGTTTTTAGCAAGTTTACCGTAACCGTTGACGCTGTAGATGCATTAAGAGAATGCATAGGAGTGCCATCTGCCCCGATTGTCATTGTGTTTTTATCCGATACCGCCGCGATAACGATTCCCTCATCTGCTGAACCTGCTCCACTAGCAAGGTTAAACGACCCGCCAACTCCAACTATCGCCGCATTTACATCTTGAAAACTATAAGCTGCCATCTTTTCTTTCCTTATCTATTTACGTTTACAGTCATTACGACCGCGTGAATTGCACCAGCCATTTTAACGGCGATCTGAATCGGAGGACACAAACGAGCCTCTCTATCTGCTTGTGATTGTGACTCAACAGGAGCTACATATACATAGTATCCTGATTTTAGATAATCGCCAAAATTAAGCGCTCCGAACACTGTGCTACTATTCCATTTACCCGCAGCGATCAAGCCGTTTGATACTGCACTATTAAGCGTTTGATTTACCACCGTTATAATCATACCAACACCTGAGTTAGTTTGAGGCACTTTTGTTGGCGATTGATACAATAAGCTATATACATTGTTCTGGATAGCATTTTGTAGCCAATCTAGCCCGTGAACTTCATCAAAGAAACGGCCGCCTGAGACTTTGCCCTCTTGAACTATCGCCGTGCCGTTGTTGTAATTTACAAAGACGTTACAGCTTGTCGCTTTAAGTTGCGCCGCTTGACTTTCTGTAAGATTTTCTGCAACTACTAAAACCTCTTGCTTGTACATCATAGTAATTGTAGATTTGTTTTGGTTGAAGTTTACACTCAAAGCTCTACCAAAAAACGCCGCTATAGCGTATGGTGCTGTTGATGAATACTGAACAATTGTTCTTGATAATTTAAGAGCACTAAGTTGATAAGCGATTGACGTAGTGTCTGGTGTTGTAATCGCCGCCACTGCATTCGTAACTGTTCCGAAAACTCTTGCAGGGCTTGTCGCTTCGATATAAGACGCGATTGCTAACACGTCCGAAGTAGTAGGCATTGCAGAAGATGCAAACATACACGCCCACCAAACAGAAGAAGCCACCGCGCAGGCGCTTACTGCTTGCAATGGAGTTTCTCCTACCGCTTGCACGCCAATCATTAATGATGTAGGCTGTGGAATTTGTGCAAAGTAAGTTTGTGCTGCTATATATTCTGGAGTAGACAAAGCAAAATCTGCTAAAACGCCCGCTAAAGATGAATATGTGCGTGCGCGTTCTGTTGCTGTTATGACCGTGCTATTTCCGATGATAAGCAATACGCCAAAGCCTCTGGCTTGTGCAGCCGTCGAGGATACATTTACGTTTACTGCGACTAAATCTGATACACTTAAAGTTGACGCCATTTGTTTTCCTTTTTTTATTGATTTGCGTTGATTTCTATATCTTTCGCTGATATTATTGAAAGTATAGACGTATTATTGACCGCTATATAATTAAGTGTAAAGTCGAGGTTGTATCTTTCGAGCCATCTTTGATTATGCAATTCTGGCGAACGTACGAGCTTACCGTGTGTTCCAAAAGCTATGTTATACGGCCTAAAGATTTCTGCGTTTTGTGTTAGTTCCATTCCCGATCTGATCAGCGTTGATACTCTAAAAGAATTTGCACCATATATGGCCAAAGAGACTTCAAGCGTCACATCTCTTCGTAACGTCAAGATATCATTTGTATTAAGCACCTGATAAGATGAGCCGTTCATATCTGTAGCCTTAATGTTAATCCCGATCCAGTCCGTGCCGAAAGTTGGAATTGTTGGCGGGTTAGGCTGGTACATCGGACGAACTAAAGTATTATCTAATCCAGATAGCCCCACTATATAATCGTGGACTAAATAATAGATATTAAAGCTGTCGGGTGTAATCGTTGCATTATCCATTGTTTGCCTCCATTGTTGCTATAGTTTCGTAGTGCGTCGGCCACTTCTTAACGCGTGTTGCTTGATAACGCATACCGTCGTAAATTATAATATCGCCGTAAGGGGAATTTGTGAGAGCCTCTTTTGAGAATATCGTTATGTTGTCCGTCAATAGTGAAGCCTCCGGCAAAAAGTACAGCTCTCGCCCGCTTGTTGGTTGTATTGATGCTGTAATCGTAAATGACGTTTCGATAAAACTTGACTCTCCGTACTGATTTATGCTTTGCGTTCTATGTAAACAATCATATTTATTTTTACTAGAAAAAAAATCGTTGTTAAGATTGCCTCTGACACTAATCATTTTCACGCACCACGTAAGTAACCGAGTTTAGCAATTGACCCGTGTCAATCAAAGGCTTTGTTCCTGCTTGTCTGTTTTTTCTTCGTCTCATTCTCGCCGCTATGGTAGAATTTTTCAACTGTGCAAAGTCCCCATTTACGATTTGATTTTTAACGTGATTTTGCCCGATTAGTCCTGCCTTGTTTAATGCTATCTCTATGCTTGCACCGTGCAAAGCTTCTTTTGCGCCATCTTTCAAAATTTCGGCGATCTCTTTTTGTGCCGATTTTATGCCCGGCACTAAGAACGGACGCGGCGGGATATTCTTTGCGGCGCTTCCATTCTCTTGAACGATTGCTATCTGTGCGTTTGTATATCCGCTGTCTGTTCGAGTGCCTTTATCGTGTGGTATTCCAACCATCACGCATTTTTCACTCATCTTTTTTATGTTCTCTAAAAATTCGGGGAGTTTATTAACGGTCATCATACGACTATTCCGCCCGCTCCATATAGTCTTGCTAATCTCGTGTATATGCGCCCGTAAGAAGTTAGGGATAGATCACTGTTATCCTCGCCTGCTCCATAAGTTACAGTCATACCGCCGACGGTTTGAGTCGTTGCCATAGCGCTGTCGTTGATAGTTGTATAATGCGCAGCTAAGTTCCCTTGTGCTGTTGCGAGGGCAAACGTGCCTATTCCAAAAGCGTCTTGGTTGACCGTTTCATTTGCGAGGTTAAGCCAGATTTGCACATAGGCATCTGGATAATCTGAAATACTAATCTCTGGGAACATCGATCTAAAAGCTGCTAAGTCCATATTAATCCCTTTTAAGTTTTATAATC